CGTCCTCAAGCGGACTGGCCTCGGCTTGCGCCACCCCGGTCAAGGCCCCGGTCGCCGGATCGTAGTGATAAATGTCCATGGTCAGGCCCCTCAGTATTTGATGCAGGTGAGCAAGGCGACGTTCTTGCCGCGCGTTTCTGTGCCGCCGGCGGTGCCGGTGTAGCGGCCGGTATTGCCGCCGTACCAGGACCATGCGGTTGTTGAGGATGCGGCGGTCTGGACCCAACCGGCATCGTGGCTGTGGCTGGCGAATTGGTCGGCCTCGTAGGAGCCAAAAACCCCGGCGCGGTCAGCATCCAGCCCGCGCCCGGCATCGACACCGCGCACAAACACGCCGCGCAGATCGGGCAAGCCGAAGGTGGTCGCGCCGTCGCCTGGACCAAAGGGCACCGGCCTCAACGTCTGCACGCCAGACTGCGCGCCGGTGGTGACGACAGCCGCGCCACCGACCGTCGTCGAAACCTCGAAGCTGTTGGCGGTCAGCCCGGCCGCCAGCACGTAATAAGTCGTCCCGACCGTCAACCCGGTCGGCAGGGCGCCGGTGGTCTCGAACGACACCGGGCTGCCGGCGACGAGGCCATGCGACGCGAAGGTGACCACCGCCGGGGCGGCGATGGAAATCGTGCAGGCGCCCAGCGACGGCGCGATGGCGGCAAACAGCGCGGCATAGGTGGTGCGCGAGACCAGCGCGCCGTTGGCGGTCAACCAGCCGGCCGGCGCGGTCGTTCCGGCGAAATGAGCCACCTCGCCGGGGGGAGTCGCCCCGAGCGTGGCGATGCCGCCGCTCCAGTAATTTGTTCCATCGGAGGAAATCGTCACGCTTTTACCGGGAGGGACCACCACGGACGCCCCTCCGTCGATTTGACCACCGCCGGCACCAACGGTGATGGTGATCGAGGCTGTCGCATCGTTATTGACGGAGGTTGTTACCCAGCCAACCGGCATCACTCCCGCTGTAGAGCCCGGCAATATGTCGGTCATCGCCGCGCCGCCATTGGAACGACGCACCAGCGCGTTGAGATCGGTGACGGCATAGGTATAGCTCGCAAGCGTGGTCTTGGAATTTATGGAAGCCGCCGCCTGGAAGAGCTTTTTCAGAGCGAGGAGCACTTGATTGTAAACGACCTTGCTACGGGTAATTCCGCCGGCCGTGACAATGCTAACCAGCTCCTCTTGAACCATGTTGAACCAGCTCGCCCGCTCGAGCGTGGCCGGCGTGCCGGCGGCAGGATTTCCCTCGGTCCAAAACCCTTCTGTAAGGGCGGCTTCCGGCACCGGAAGCGTCGCGGCGGCGGACGGATCGTCAATGCGATACATGGGGGCCTCTTAGGTGTAAGCGAAGATGATGGTGGTGTGGGCCGGGGCGATTTCACCCAGCTCACACTGCAATACGGCGTTGCCCCACGACGCCAGCGGCTCGCCTGCGGCGGCCGACCCGACGCGGGATTGACGCACGGTGTTCAGGGGGGAATTGACCCGCCATGCATGCGCCCAGGCCGGTCCATTGAGCGGCATGCCGACGCGGCTTTGACCGACGCGGGCGGGGGCGAATTGGGTGATGGTGATCGCGTAGCCGAGGTTGGCGGCGTAGGCGATCATGTAGGCGACGGATTGGCCGCCGAGACCCGTCAGCCGGGCGACGACCTGGGCACGACGAGCAGCCAGGGTCGGCGATGCCCCTGCGCAGGGATCAGGCAGGCCCAGCGTCGATTCCCATTCCGGCAGCAGTTCATAGGCGGTGGCCGGAAAGGCATCGACGAGCAAGGCGTTTGCGCGGGCGTTCTGGCGCTCATAGACCGGCGTTAGGCCCGACAGAACCGCCGTCATGGTGGCGTCGGGCTCACGCGGCCAGATACGGCCCCTGGGCATGAGGGATTGCAGCGCCGACAGATAATTTGCGGCGGAATGGGCCGGTGCGGGCATGGCTCAGCCTCAGATGTAGGTGACGGTTCCGAGCGTGGGGAGCGCGCCGGCTGCGCTGGCGATGTTCGCGGTCGGGGAGGTGATCACGAAGGGAGCGGTACCTGTGATGAGGGCGATGGCCGTTTCGATGACCGACAGGTCAACCGTTCCGCCCGGAGCGCCATAAAGGATAAAGGCTCCGGTGATGGCCGCCGCAATCGCCGCCTTTGTCGCTGCCGATGCTCCGGACAGACCTGAAATCGTGAAGTTGACGGGGTTGGCGATAGGGGCGCAGGCGTAGACCAGAGCCGTCACCGGCTGTACCGGCAGGATGGCATTGGCGACGGTCAGTTGGTCGCCGGTCGCCGCCGTGCCGCGAGTGTCTGCAGTTGCCACGCCATTCGAGCCTTGAGGAAATCCCCCATAGGCCGCCTCGGAGACGTCGAGCATCACATAGACGACGACCGTCCCGGCGCCGAAGCCATTGGGTGCCACCCAGGCCCGCGTCACGCCCGGCACCGCCAGCGCCCAGCCGAGATAGTCGTTCTGGCAGCCGCCCTGCGGCGGTGCCTGGTAGCGGGCAAGCATGCGACTGCGTAGCGAATCGTCCGTCTCCAGATCGGCGCCACCGATGAAGGCGGTGGTGACAGCCCCGCTCGACTGCGCGCCGGAGATGGCGGCGCCGATGTTCATCACCGTGCCGGCAGGGCAGTTGCCGAAAGCGCCAGTCAGGCCGGTGGGGTCGGCTACGGCTACGGCAGCGACAGACGCCACCCCAGCCCCGTTGACGACTCCGTCCGTGGTGGTGATGAAGGCGACGCCATCGCCGCGCGCCAGGGCGGTCCCAACGGGGATATCGACGCCGGGCGCGCCGGTAAATTGCACGATGCCAGCCGCCGAGGTCGCCGACTTGCGAATGATGCCAACCAGCCCGGCCCAGGCCTCGAGGAATTCGTCGGTCGCGGTGAACGGATTGGACTGCAGGGCGATCCAGTCCAGATAGCCGTAATGCAGGTGGGCAAGGCCGGCCTGGGCGTTGCCGGTGGTCTTCAGGTTGCCAAAGCGCAACAGCGCGTCGGTGCCGGGCGCGGCCGCAGCAATGTCCTGCGCGACCTGATTGCGCAGGTCGGACAGCGTCGGGCGGGTAAAGGGCATGTCAGAATCCTTGCCAGACCCAGGTCAGGGTCGCGTCACCCTTGTGGGCGACGACGCGGGCGCCGAGCATGGTCGGCGTGGTCCATTCGGTGGCGATGTCGAACGACTCGACCACGCCATCATCGACCAGCCATTGCAGCGCCTCGATAATGTAGTCGCGGGCCTTGAGCAGTACCTCGGCGGTGGCCTTGGAGCGATCGAGCAGCCACAGCCGGGAGCCGATGGGGACATCTTCGCCCAGGTCACCCCACCAGCCGCGCGGGTCGGTGGTGCCATCGGGGATCACGTCATCGGGCCGAGCCGCCGCATCGGTGAAAAGAGAAACCAGAACGGCTGTCACCAGATCGTCGCCGCTTTGCAGGTCGGCCCCGGAGATGGCCCAATCGCCGCGCCCTTCGGCGGGTGACCAGAGGGTTGCGATGTCGGTCATTGATGGTTGCTCGGCGTGGTGGTCGATCCGCCGCCCGGCAGGATGCCGCCGTGGGTATGGGCGTCATACAGAGCGCGCATTTGGGCCACCGTGTTGGTCTGGGTATCGCAATTTTCAATGATGTCGCCCGTTACCTCTAGGCGCGGCGTTTCCGCTCGGACCTTGGGCGTGTTGGTGATCGTGACTGGCTTGCCACCGCCGTTGATGACGATGCCGGAGCGGGTGATGTAGACCGACTGGCCTTGGTCGTCATGGATGGCCACTTCGCCGTATTTCAGACCCCGCATGCGAGCGCCCTGGTTTCCGGTGGCAATGACGGCGCCATTGGAGCGGTCGCCGCCGATATAGATCGCGAGGCCGTCAGACCCAGCCGGCGGCAGCGACGACAGCCCCCATTCGCCCAGGCGCGGGATGTTGTCGCGGATTTCCCCGTCGCCGAGGTCGATCTGCCACATCTGCGCAGGGCCGGTATCGGTGGCGGTGGTCAGGCGGCAGGGGCAGACCATCATCATGACGCGGCGGAACAGCCGGTCGAGCGCTCCGTGGATCATTGCGGTTTCCCGTTCGGTTGGCCCTGTCCTTCGGTAATCTCGGCCATCACCGGCTGCATCAGCGTCGGCTGCGGCTCGAAGGCCTGGGGCGGCATGATGGTGAGGTCGGCATGGGTGCCGGTTTCGTCGCGACGGAACGTCACTTCCGAGATGATCCAGGTTTTATCGACGATCTTGAGGGAGGGAAGGTCGAGATGGACCAGCTTGTTCGGCGTCCATAGATTGCCGCCGACATCGCGCCATGTGCTGGTGGTGAGGTGCAGTTGTGCCGAACGGCCGAAGCGGCGGGCGGCTTCCCATTCGCCGCGCTGCCGGGCGATTTCCGGCCCCTGTTTGCCGCCGTTCTCGACGATGATGAATTTCGGCCGGAAGCGCGGGTTTCCGTCGAAACCGGTCTTCGCCTTGACCCCAGCGTCGTGAAAATAACCCTGCACGTCGCTGTACACCCCGATGGAAGAATCCTCGAACTTCGACATCGTCAGGGTGCGGGTGATGTATTCGCTGTAGCGCTGATCCATCGAATAGGTGATTTGCGCCCGCTCGACGTTGATGCCTTCCTCGAATCCGCAATCCTGGCTGATGGTGCCGACCCGCGAGAGCTTGAGGTTTCCGTCCGGGGTGTCATAGACCAGCATGCGGCGGAACCGCGCGATCCGCTCGATGATCTCGAATGGCGTTTCGCCCCACATGATGTTGATCTGCGGGATCACGCCGCCCTCGGCGATTTCAGTTGCCGGGTCTCCATCCACGGTGATGTCGAAGATCCCCGCCAGCTTGGTGGCGATATCGAAGGCCGAGGTGGCGTTGATTTGCCCGCTGTACCAAATCGCCGAACAATCGACGAGGTCCTGGCATTTGCTGCGCCCGGAAATGCGGACCGAATGGGCGTGCTTGTCGATGCTGGAGGTATAGCGGTCGATAAATCCGGTCAAAATCCGGTCGGTCGTGTCCGCGTCCTTGCGGATCATCGCCTCAACCCGGTCGCCGGGCTGGACGAGCAATGCATCGACCTCGCCGGGGTAGCGTTCGGTCAGCAACACCTCGAAATCGCTGGGCAGGCGCTCGCAACCGGTGGTGACGCGGATTCCCTGCCAGCCGGAAATCTCCTGGCCGTTGATGCGCAGGATCAGGTCGTCGGGGAAGTCGGTCATCGGGAAACCCCAAAGAAAAAGGCCGCCCGGTGAGGAGCGGCCTTGAAGGCTGAAAAATGGTGCGCGGTGCGGTTAGTCGAGAGTCTCGACCGCCAGCACGCGGCCGAGGATGCGGCATTCACGGTGTGTGGCGACTTGAGTGCCCAGCATCCGCTCGGCGGGCAGATGGGCGATGGCGTTTTGCGCCGGGCGGTCGCCGTAGTTCTGGATCACGCAGACCTTGGAGACGAACGGCATCTGCGGCCGGGCGCTCCAGTTGCGCACCACCATCGCCTCGTCCTGGTCCTTCAGGGCGGTATCGGCGGTATCGACAGTCACCACCTTGCCGCCGACGACGAAGAAGGCCATGCCGTCGCGCAGGGTGGCCGTGGGAAAGCCGAGCTGGT